CGGCTCATCAATCTTTGGCAGAGTAGCCTCGAATGTGATGCCTTCCTTCGTTGGCTTGTCGAATTTCACAGTACCGACTGGCTTGTCGGCCCTATGCTGCCAAAGCAGCGGCATTGGGTTTTTGAACTCAATGCCAAGAGGCTCAACTATGTCGCCCATCCTGTCCGCAGAGGGGGTTGTAGCCACACCACGGATAATACGTTTTTCGTCCTCAACAGACTTAACGTTGAGGACGCTATAAGCGCGATTCATATTTGTATTTTCCTTGGTGCTAAATGAATAGCATCTGGTGTGTGGGTTTCGAGACAGGCTCGGCACGTAGCCGCAAACCGAGATTCATGATTAGCGCTATCGCACCATCTATCTTATTCTCTGAACGCTCTTTCCGGGGATAGACGTTCTCTTTCGCGTCGTAGTGACCGACAACATTCCCAATCATCCACGACAAAGGGTCTCGCGGTCCATGATTGTGAGCGATCTTTTGTGAACGCATCATCGCATCTAGTTCTTTGGTGGGCTCAGAAAAGTTCTGAACCGTCTGCCTATACTCGACCGCGTTTGCGCCCTGCTCCGTAAGATGCGTAGCCATCTGTTGTGCTTGCCAAGGATCGTAAGCAACCTCTAACACCTCGAACCGACTGGACATTTCCAGAATATCCGCTTCGATACGATCAATGTCTATGACATCGCCAGGCGTTGTAATGAGTTTGCCCTCAACCTCCCAACCCTTGTAGGAATCGTTGCGGCTTTCAATGATGGCTTGCTCAGGTACGTAGAACTTGGCGAACGGAATAACCTTCCCGTCTTTTTCGAATATTGCTACCAGAGCCGCGATATCTGTCTTTGACGCAAGGTCGATCGCAATTCTACAAGGCAAGCCTTCGAAATCGGCAATATCCAATGTCTCGTCATAACACCTGTCCCACGCCCGCATGTCGTAAAGAGCTTCGTTCGTCTGAATCCAGACATTCAAATGCTTGGTGAGGAAGTTAGCTTGCGATGCCGGGGAACTCATCGCCTTGCTGCAAAGCGCTCTTACGTGGTCAGCCTCAACGGAAATACCATAGTTAGGATTTGCCTTGCGCCAAACGTCCTCGTCAGTCCAATCGTCATCCTTATCTATGGTGTAGACAATTCCGAAATACGTTTCGTCCTCGGCTGTGCCCTTTAGAATATTAAGCGTGTAGGCGCGATGCTCGTAGGAAATACCCGTCTTATCTGCGCCTGCTGTGGTGATCGCCCATATCCACGACTGATCTCGCTTGCCAGCACCAGTTTCAATAGCGTCATATACGCTGCGGTCTCGGTGCGCGTGCAACTCGTCGATCAAACCGAAGTGGACGTTTTTACCGTCTAGCGAGTCTGCGTCTGCTGACAGAGCCTCAAAAAAGCTATTAGAGCGCATTTGAGTAATGCGGTGCGCACCAACCTCAAGGTCCATTCGTTTGCGCATCGGGGCGAGTCTACGAAGCATAGCCTGTGCGGCCTCGAAAGCGATCTTGGCTTGGCTGCGAGTGCGAGCCGCACTGTAAACTTCAGCGCCGCCCTCTTTTTCTGCGAAACCGCAATACAATGCGGGGCCAACGGAGAGCGTGGTCTTTCCGTTACCGCGGGGGACTTCGATGTAAGTTCTGCGAAATCTCCGCTTGTCATTGTCCTTGCGTAGCCAGCCAAATGTGGTTGTCAAAATGAAGGATTGCCATGGCTCTAGCGAGACACTTAACCCCTTAGACGCAAGCGGACCTTTAATGTGTGGCAATAGACCGGTGAACCGGCAAACTCTCTCGGCGGCGTCACAGTCAAATCTGTATAGCCATTTTTCATCGATCTGCCGCTCAATGTCGTCAAGTTGACGCTGACATGCCTGCTTTACATATTCACAGGAATTTATCTTGCCCGTGACAATTGCGTTTGCATATTCAAGCGCCGCTGCAACATGGGGGTGCGCATTGGCATCAATATTCATACCATCACCCGAATTCTGAATATGGATCCTCTTCGGGCTCTTTGGCTCCGGGAGCATTCACTTTCGAACGATCGGTTGGGCTAAACCCAAGCTTCGAAAGCGCTGTTATGAGTTTTGAAATGCCGCCACCATCCAGCCTACTTTCGCGGAAATCCGCGAACAGGCGACAGGCAATCTCTAAAAGTAGACGGTCAGCTCCAGTGAGCCATGGACCATTTGAAGTAAGCTCATTCCATAAAGCGCCAGCATCTGCAGGCATCGAATTTGGTGGTGGACCCACCTCCGTCTTAACAACCGGCTCGCCGGAACGCGCGGATTTCCGCTTTGGGTCTTTCTTGAATGCGCCCGATAACTCAAGGGTCGCCGTTGGCTTCCTTGGTCGGGCCATTATGATGAATTCCTAATTTCGAATTTTGCGGATGTGAATTTTCTCTTGCATAGACGGTGCGGGTCTGTCCACTTCTACTATTATGGAAGCCCCCCCCCACCGATATGCCTATAACCTATTGATTTTGTTTGATATTTTGCCAATAATCATCATCATTTTCAGATGACATCTCTTCTCGATGCTTTGCGCTGTTGTGATGATGGTAACAAAGGCTTTGAAATGGGCCAGACCAGAACAAATGCTCAACACCGCGATGCGGGGTGATGTGGTCACAGACATCCGCTGGCGTAACTACCTCGTCGTACAGGCACATGACGCACAATGGATTATCATCAAAGTGAGCATGCCTTATGCGCTGCCACCGCGCTGAACTATACCACTTTCGGTATTGCTCGGCGTTGCGTGTCCCATCGTGCTCACGCCTGCGCTGTATTGCTGTGCGTTGATGTTTGGGTTTGAACGATGGTGGGCGAGTGGGCATATCAGCCCACCAGTTCCATGCACGATTGCCCATGTATATTGTCATTGGCAGCATGCATAGGCTCGCCGTCTTTTACCATGTACCAACCACCAGATGTGGCAGATGCACCCTTAGCCATGTTGTGCACAGCCTGCCTATTGAGGCCGTACTTCTCTACCAAGGCCATTCTGGTTCCTGCAAACTCAACCCCGGACACATGCTTAAATTCATACGCTGTCTTGACTGCCGCACCGTTGCGATCGCCGGTAGTATAATATTTTCCGTGCACACCATGCGCGTTAAGCGCTGGTATGTACCATCCAGATGCCGTGTAACACCCACCAGATGTCAGCCTCTGAGCCATCGATCTGCTCACTTTAGCATGTCTAGCAAATTGCCAGCGCTCTCCAAAGAAGTCGCCAAGTTCATTATGTCTGAAGTGGTATATTGCTCTATCTGTTCTTGTTCCGGTTATACCAGACCTCAACCTTACAAGATCGTCAGAACTGAGTAGGCATGGAACAAACCACCCAAGAACCGTCTTAGCATAGCCCGTTAGGACGTTATCTATACCGCGACCATCCAATAAAAATGTATCTTTGAACTTCCACCGAGGTCCATAAAATTCTCTTCCGTCTAGGTTTTCCCAAGCATATGATGTTTTGTCGGAGGATGGACTATTGTCACCAGACTGCCTTGACCTAGCTAATTTGGAAAGCCTGGCGTATCTGGCTCTGGCAGATAATCCGTCAACCCTCTTCAGGTAATTTGTCCCAGTGAGTCTGCTACCGTCCATGAGGTGAACCGCTGCCCACAGCCTTCCGCCATGTATTCTGGCTAAAAGAAGGTGAGCAAAGAAATGATCTTCTGCGGTCAATCTAATGAGATTGGCGTGTTCATTTCCACCGCCCATACACCGAGGGACAATGTGATGCACCTCAATGTACCGGTCTGCCAATGGCGGATTAATGCGCCTGTCAACAATAAGCTGGTCGTAAATTCTCTGATAGTTCACGGTTCTCGACTCCCGTTCCTTCGACCTCATGAAATCGGCGGGGAGCCTAAGCTCACCCGCCATACACACAGTGCAAGAGGTCGAGAATTGCACTGGGTATTTGGTTGCGGCAGATCGGACTTGCACCGATGATCTCTTGGTTATGAGCCAAGCGAGATAGCTGCTTCTCTACTCCGCATGAATAACGCATGGCATTAGCGCCATGGACACACAGTTAACCTGTATGTGGATTGGTACGCACGGCTGGATTTGAACCAACAACCAATCCGTTATGAGCGGATGGCTCTACCGTTGAGCTACATGCATTGATGGGTAGGTGCTAATTGGTCTGCGTGGCTGGACTTGCACCAACAGCCTCTCGCGTCCAAGGCGAGCACTCTCCTATTGAGCTACACACAGTCTGAATGGAGCGGATAGGGAATATCGAAATCCCGCACATAGGGTGGAAGCCTACTGCTCTGCCTCTGAGCTATATCCGCTTGGAGCCGAGGGGTGAGTTCAGTCACCAAATGCAGGCACTGCTGCCATTTGCAAGTCCCGTGACAGGCCCCGACATAAGTATGGAGCCAGCAGCCTGAATTGAACAGGCGACATCCGCGTTACAAGGGCGGCGCTCTACCTGCTGAGCTATGCTGGCTTGATGTGGTGTTGTGTATATGGTGGAGAATTTCGGACTCGAACCGAACTCAACAATCTTGCAAGGATCGTATGCTTGCCCTGAGCATTCCCCTGAATAAATCGGCGGGGACCAGCCTCAGCCAGTCAACCCGCCATACACAGTCGCCAGAGGAGGAGATGGCGCCAGTGTAATTGGTGTAGGAGGTAACGAAGATGTCTAGTACGGCAACAAGGAACGTCTAGCGTCAGTCTTGTGGGCCTCGCCTTGTGTATCGAGGTTATCCACCAATGCATCTCCCATCACCGGGGTGCGTCATCTTCGTATTGGAAGCCGGGTTTTTCCGCTGCTTATATCGTTGTGCACAACTCAAAGCATTTGGGCTCGTGAGTATCCGGCTTCAAAGCGTTCGCTCCACCTTCGTGTCTCGCCACCACGCCACATATGCGCTAACGACTTCCAAATAGGAGAAAGCAGCGGACACAATATAGTGCGCTTGGGTATCCATAGGCGTGGGCATGATCCAGACGCGAACGGCGCTGCTTGGTAGTTACGCATGGCTCAGCGGCTGCAACATGTGCAGCATGGCCACGCGTCCGTCGTCAAAACGCACGGAAAGGTTTGGGGTGTCAGTGCTTGCCAACTACCCCTTCACCTTTATAGGGTGGTGAGAATGCGGAATGCGTCGCTATGCTGCGTACTTTTTTACTGCTGCATTGAAGTTGTCGTTTGCGGCCTTTAGCCGTTTGCTTCCCCTGCGCTCCGACGCTCTCCTTGATCCACTCCCGCCAATATCGGTTAGGTTCCTCGCCTTGGCTAGTTTATCAAGTGTTTCCAGATCACCTTTTGGCAATTCATCAATTGCAGCAGCCCATATTTCACGCTCAACCAATGCGGTCGATATGTCTGACCACGCCATTGAACCGCTTTCACCTTTCTTGCCTTTCTTCAATCCAAGAAAGTTATCTCCTATCTTATTGGCAACGTTGGGTAGTCCTGCGGGGTATCTGGTGAATGTCACCTTTGACATATCGGTATTCGAGTACGCCTCGGCTAGCGCCGCCCTACTTTCTGTCGGTGTGTAAGACTTACCTTTCCGCTTGGTGCGTGATGACGTAACTTTCGGCTTTTGCTTGAGCCCAAAAACATCATGAAAGTATCGGTTGCTTGCTGTTATGTGCGTCGCATCTTCATTGCCACCCGCATCAGTCTTGGCTTTTTCCTTGGTTCCAAGCATTGAACCAACGGGCATGACACGGTCGTATTGAATGATCTTTCCGTCAATACCTCGCCGATGCGCCTTTTCGGTCTGTGTTCCATCACTGAAGTACAAATCCCCGATACGGATGATCTGGCCTTTTTCGTTGCGTTCAGTTTCCTCTGGGTACTTTTCAGCCTTTCGAACAGAACGCATGATGGCTTCGACGGAAGGAGTTATCTCACGTAGCTTCTCAGTGCGCATACCTTCCGTATCTTCCGGGTTAGTTTCGTCCGCTGTCACTGTTCGCCAATTCGTTTGAACTGGATGTATTTCTTCAGGCTGTTCGCTCTCAGCAATCCCTGCAGGCCTACTACGAAATGCAAACAGGGCCTGAAGCTGCTCCGCTATTGAACGCCTGCTCATGCTGCAGCTTTCTGCATAGGCGTATTGTCGTTGGCCGCCGAACCATAATAGAATTCTTCTTCGCCGCGAGACTGGTTGATAGCAATACGAAGACGCTGTCGTGCCATATTGCGTTCCATGCTGGATACTACGGAATCCCTACGAATTCCGTCACGTGCACGTTGCTCCGATGAGCGTGGTGTGCATGGCGTTCCGTGGATAGCGCTGACCATAAATCTTGGATTGTTGATGATATCATCGATTGGTCGACCTGTATTAGATTGCTCGCTTGCAACTACAGGCCATGATTTTTCAGACAAGTTGTCTGTTGCCGCGTCGAATACTTCTTCTGATACATCGTCAAATATGGCTTCAATGTTGAGCGTCATACGGTTCTCCTCTAGGTGATAACTCCATGGTGGTAAGTCATGGTTGCTGGCAGTCCCGCCAATATAGTCCGGCTACGTGCAATTTAGCGTCAACATAGGAACAAGGGACTCTGGGAGCATGGTCAAGCGGTAAGTTTCACCGGAGCGTTGTCGTTGGATGCGGACAGCCACCCTTTCACCAGGCTCAACGTCTGCGCTGCGCAATCGTCTGGCGTGTTGGATTTTATAATGAACACTGGATGACCCAAAGACGCCAAAAGCGGGTGACGAACCTTTTGGCTCTCCTCCAACCTTCCGTTCTTCGCCTTGTACTCGATCAGCAGTAGCCGACCGTACTTTCCGTACAATCGAAGATCGGGGTCGCCAGCCGCAATTCCAGTTGCCTTAGCCTTGATGCTTTCCTGTGAACTGCGACGAGCCGAATTCATGTCGGCGGCAATGGTGAACTCTTTGTCGAATTCTGGCATCTGCTTTAACTGGCGCACCGCTTCGGCCTGCAGCTTCCATTCCAACTCTGGTGCCTTCACCAGTTTTGTCTCAATCACCTTCACGCCGTTGGGCAATGTTCGGGTGAATTTTTTGGTTCTTAGTCTGGGCATTATTTTGCTCCTAGTTACTTAAGAGTTTTATTAAGTTTTGCACACTGATTTTGCCCAATCGAAAAAAGCGCCCATCGTGCAACAGCACAATCGTGCCCAATACCCCTAAGGGTGTCATTGGGCATCGTGCAGTTGTGTTTTGCCACAATGGTGCACGATGACTGCACGATGGAATTTGATGTCTATCGTGCAAAATTATATTACGTTTGATTGGTGTTTTGAGTAATATTGTTGCGTGCTTGCTAGTGGTAAATGTGGGCAAATTCTGCCACTATTCTCAACCTACTGCTGCTGTCCGGCGCTGCGAATGAACACGGCGCTCTCCCTGCGTATCGTGTCTTTCTCTTCGCTCTTTTTAAGTTCGCCTTCCTTGAGCAGCGCCTTAAGTATGGAGCCAGCACGCTTTCTGTTGGCTTCCTCCTCAAGGTCAATACCGAGCGCGTATGCAATCGCGTACCCGGCCCAATTCTTGGCCCTGTTGCCCTCCTTGTACTCAGCGTTGTCTACAAGAGTTTTGATATGCTCAAGCTGTTGAGGCGTTACACCTTGCGCAATGTCCTCTGCTGACGGCCACTTCCATTCGGTAACGACAGGTGCAAAGTCCTGCGGCTTGGTCAGCCCTCGACCGTTCCCTAGCGGAGTGCTTTCTAGCTTACGCCAGTCCAGCCTATGTGACATCGGCGTGAGGTTAGATTTGCCATAGGTCACGCTGAAATAGCCGAACCTATCCTCTTTACCGACTCCAGCCTGCGTTGCCTGATCCTCTGACATGCGATTAAGCACACGGGCAGAACGTGCTGCTGCCAGCAACGAAACAGCACCACGACTATCTTCCACAGTTGCTTCGCGATCTGACACCTTGCGCAGGTGATGCACCACATCAATGGCACAATTGGTGCGATCCGCTATGTTGGCCCACAGCTTGGCTACCTTGTCGATGGCGCCGTTGTCGTTCTCGTTGACGTTGTGCGTCGAGACGAATGGATCAATGATCATGACATCAATATTGTATTTCTGAATCTGAGCCACCACAGCCTCGACAATCGGCTCTTGGATTACCACGCCTTTCTTGTTGTCGACGGCAATCACAAGCTCCTGCTCACGCCCCGTATCGAGGAACAGTCGCCCTTCAATGTCCTTTGGGTTTAGCTTGTAATGAATGCACGCCGCCATGATGCGTCTTTCAAGCTCATCGCGAGGGTCTTCCGCGTTGAAAAGCCATACGTTGAGCGGTTTCGGTGGTTTGATACCCAGAAGCGCCTTGCCTGAAGTCATCGACAACGCCTCAACCACCGCGGAAGCTGTCTTTCCCAAACCTCCAGGACTGGATGTCACGGACACGTATTTACGGATGTAGTGAGGCCCGAAGATGAATTCACGCCGCGGTAGAGTTTTGGGGTCGATCCATTTGAAGGCTGTTGCAACAATGGGGCCTGTTGGTTCGGCGGCGTTTTCTACACCAATAGCAGTGGCCTCGTCGTGGGTGATTAGGTGTGACAATTCCTCTTCAGGGTGGTTTATTACGTAGTCCACAATGTCCCGGCGAGCGTCCAGCCTAGCCTCTTCACTTGTGGCCGCATCGCCGGGTTTGCCTTTCTTCAAGCCGTTGGCGATCATGCGACTGATGTCGACGAGTTTGGTGTTGTCATTGTCTGACTGAAAGGATGGCTCTGGAATATGGCGCGGCTGTCTGATGCCGGACGCAAGCCCATTCTCAATGGTCTTATAGCACAGTGGTAAGTCTCTGCCCCAACCGTGCGCCACATTGCGAAGCAGGTTGCGAGCTTCATTCTCACCAAGCGCATTTGCACCCACGAATGTGCCAAGGCAGAAGGCGCTCTTGTTAAGTTCGATATTGCGTCCACCACCCAACGGCACCGACGATAGGCGTGACAATTCGTCGTCGATCGCCTTGTCGACATATGCGGTGTTGCTCGTTCGCGTATGGTCATAGGTGTAGTTCGTCGCTACAGGTTCAGGCTTGATGATCATTTCAAGCAACCAGTCGGGTGCATCTGCTATGGTGGGCAGGCCTACGCCGTCATGATCAATCCACTCGTATGACTTGCCCGATGTCATCACACTGCCGGGTGCAACGACAAAGCCACCCTCGGATCGCAGATCGACGCCTATGGCGTTGTCCATCCTGTTGCGCGTGCCTTCCACATACTTGAAGTAATAGTGTCTGCCACCACTCGGTGTGGAAGCCATGGCTGTTTGCGGAAAGTCGCCGTGTAGGCTTTCCATAGCGTCAACCCATTCGTAACCGTTGACGCCTTCCTTGACGTCAATATCGAGCACAAACACACCAGTGCGCTTGCCTGTTGGAATGCCGATTACGGCGTTAGGGTTGCGCTTCCATAGTTCTTTGACGATACGATCAGATAGCGTTGCGCCCTTGAAGCCATTACTGACCAAGGGCGTTTTGGCTTTGTAGACGACAATTTCACCAGTCTCTTTGTCGTACTCGTCGGTTACTTCGTCAGCGCTGCGACACGGAAACACTGGCCACGAATGGGATAGGTAATTGAGCGCTACTGTTAGCATGGGGTCTTTGGACTGTTGCAAAGATACTGTATTGTTCAAATGAATTCCTCTCTGGAGCCGACATCATGACCAAACAGCGATACGATATTCGCCATAATGATGATGGAACATGGGCTGTCTTTGATGCGTTCACTGGTCTTACCGCCGAAGTGAATGACATTCCTCAAGACGGCCTGGATGCAGAGCAAGCCGACGATCTAGTCGACCTGCTAAATTTGTTGGACCTGCGAAAACAGGGTGTGGTGGAGAATTAGGCTGCAAGGTTTGTGGTGTTGTCGTTGGATACGGCGGGCATAAACCTTTGAAGACGTTCACCGATCCACCTGAACTTTGGCACTGCCCAACTGTTGCCTAGCGCCTTGTAGCGCGGTCCATCTGGACTGGTGTCTTTGCCGCGCCATGGGATGTTGGTGTAGTTGTCAGGAAATCCCTGTAAGCGTTCGCATTCTGTTGGTGTTAGGCGACGGACAGCTGAATGCTGTTGAATGAAATCGCCTCCCTGATTGCCTCCGACTGGGCCACCAGCCATAATGGGTTGAGCAACGTCAACTTGACGTGCCTTGTAATCCTTGCCGCTGTTCTGGGGCATGATTGACCAAGCTACTGCCGGCATAACTCCACCATTATGATGGCTGCTAGAATGCCCACCGGCACGGAGAGTTGGGCTAATGTCAACGGAGGCGACGCCTCCGTAATCTTTGGCGGTGAAGCAGACGACATTTTCACCGCCACTGTTACGACCTAGAGAAAATGCCGTATTTTCCGATGTGCAAGGGTCTTGAGTTCCGTGAACGCAAACTATGGGCGTGGCACGCCCAGTTCCATCTTCGCTGGCATCAGCACCCTCCGACGTTAACGCATGCGATGTAGTGCCTGTCACGCCGACAACATGCTTGTTGTCGGCCATCATATCCTGCTCAGACTGTTCTCCGTATGTAGCGGTAAGAGTGGCAGTTACCTCTACAGCCACCATTGTCGTGGTCTCATAGTCTTGCGACGAACCTTCGCGCGTTGCGTCGCAACGCGCTATTTCTGGCGCATAAGCAATCACACCACCATCTAAATCGAAATCGGTTCTGAGCCCGCCACCGCCTGTAGGGCGTGCACTAATTGTGGGGGCAATGTCTTTCCCCTTTTCTCGGCTCGACGGAGTATACCCTGACAGGCTTTTGCGCTCAAAAAGAACCGCTGCGGGATCTGCCCCACTTCCAAAATCTGCGACAACAATGACGCGCTTCCTGCGCTGCGCCAATCCGAAGTGTTGAGCATCGAGGATAGTCCACGCGGCACGTCCTTTGGGTCCAGTGACCATGCCTGAATGAGGCCACTTTCCTGTTTTTGGTGGAAGTATGGGCTCGCCTGCTCCGACAAGTCCTCCCAAGAAACATCCATAGGCATTGTCTTTAGTGCTAAGGACGCCTGGTACGTTTTCCCAGAGGACATTCCGAAGTCCATTGTTGTCTGAAAGCTCATGCGCAAGCCTCACGAATTCGAGTGAAAGATTACCGCGACTGTCTTGTAAAGACTGTCGCAAACCGGCGATGCTAAACGCCTGACACGGCGTCCCTCCGCACAGAATATCCACCTGCCCCAATGTGGAGACCTCAATCTTGGTGAAGTCACCAAGGTTAGGTGTGGTGGGGTAATGATGCGCGAGAACGGCAGACGGGAATTTCTCAATCTCCGAGAACGCTACAGCCTGCCATTGCGGCCACGCTACACTGGCGGCTTCTATGCCAGAGCAGACGGAAAGGAAGCGAAGCTGTGTGTTGTTATCATTATCGTGGTTCATCAAAACGGCGCCTCCCTAGCAACAATCCCCTGCAAAGCCTCACGATAACCGCCAACAACGACACGGCAGAAATCGCCCCATTCTTCTTCGGTTAATGTGTCCAAAGAGAACTTGCCGATGGAGTCCAGGTATGCGCCACCCTCATTGCCGCCCTCGATCGTTGCCAGAGCATCCAGTCGGGAAAATTCACGCTGTAGTTTCATGTATGCATCCTTCGCTAAGGGCAGGCAGGTTGGATCGTCACAGACCCATGCGATTGGCTTTTTGGAGTGTGGTGTGTAGCCGTATCCCGTTGTGGGGCGGGCGCAGACGGCGCAGACTTCTATGTGGAAGATCATGCTGCGGTTCCCATACGATCGACATTGAGGAATGGCTCAATGTCGATCGTATTTGCACATCGATTGGAAGGTTTAGTCTTGATAGATTTGACGACGCCATCAGCTTGCGCAGAAGGCATGTTATCATTTGCAGCCTCAAACTTCCCAACCTGATTGCCCCAAGAATCCCAACCCGGCCAAGCCTGACGCGCGAATAGCTCAAGGTATGGGCCAGCGACTAGTTGCTCTATCCTACCGTAGGTTTCATCAGGCTTGCGGCTGTGTTCACGTCGCGGTGCAGTGATAGTTTGGCGAACACCCTTGGACAGGCGACGGGGCTTGCCCCGCTTGAACAGATGGCAAATCTCGGCCTCTTGCCGCGTCCAGTATCCCATCCCCATCCGGCCTTTATTCCAGATAAATGCAACAGAAACTGGTTTGAATCCCCACGATTCCGCGACTTCAAAGGCAGGTTGTTGGAGATGACTGACGGTCCACATGAACAGCAAGCAATCCTTAGCTGCACATTCGGCGACCGGCAGAGCCTTGATGTCGTCTATCGACATGACGCTATAGGGTTGTTTGCCTCGTGCCGGTGCTACGTTGTCATTGGAGTAGGTGCGGAACGACCAAGGCGCATCGCAGAGAATAGCTCCGAACCCGCCATCGACTTTTGGCATCATCATGTGAGACATTAAGAGGCCTTCTTTCTTCTGGTTCGCATAGCTTCGGCTGCGCAAGCTCGACACATTTTGTACTTGCCATCAGAGAGGTACGTGTTTTCTTGCGTGTAACCATGTCCATTCGGGCACGCCTTAAGATAGCCCCTCCTATATTCACGATTGCAGTAAATGGCGTCGGAAAATGGATACGAAGACATGTCACCGTCAAATGTAAGTGGACCACCTATTGTTGATGTCTCCGCTCCAGTGGGTCGAATTTGTATCGTCTGGCCACATTCTTTTAGTGGGA